AGGAGACTAGGCATCTAACGCAGACCTGTTAGATCTGGTTAGTTGAGACTGAAGTGTCATCGAGCACTCTGTTCATCAGCTTATCGGTTCCCAAAGGCAACTTTGCTGTTTCAGTTGCTTCCTTCGAGATCCGAACCATGTTGGCGTCGGCGAAGACCGAGAGTGTAATGTCACCATCACACCTCTCTTCCTGATGTTTAAACGAAATGGTTCGGCTAGAGGAGACATAACCCCACAATCATGTTGATAGGGGATTACTATCTAAGCTAGCACCATTTATTAACCGATTCCTCATGAGACTGCTGGGCCCTTGATAAAGGGAGCAACAGCGTAACTATGTTACGTGAGACAATCAGGCACCAGGAGAGTTGAACACCTGTCAGAGTGGAGTTAACTCACCCGAGTTAGCTCCGTCACGACAAAATGCTCCGGCATTGCGTTGTGGAAATTTCCCGAAAGGGATGGGTCTCTGGAAAGGGTCATACTGCTTCTGGAAACCTGTAGTAGTAAACCTACGGCTTGCAAAGCCTGCCTACCTACCCGCAAGGGATAAGGGAGGATACCCACCAAGAAAGCTTATACAATCAAACAATGAATAGAACTGTTAGTTTTCTTCAAAGTGAGAAAGTACACTCTTTCTTCCGGATCTTCGGTGTAACAATCCGAGGTGAAGGGAGTATCTGGCAATCGGCGTCGAAAGACACGAAGCGATTGGTGGGTCTGTGCATTCGTGCACTACCCATCATCGTTGGTTCATCTACACTAGGTTTTGTTAAAGCATGTTTCGTTTTCACACGGCATACGGTACGTTTGGTGAGACGTCAAGGTTTTAAGGGTACCGCTAAGTACTACAAAGCCTGCACGCTTCTATTAATGAAGCACTGCGGCAATGATAGACTTACCGCTACAATTAAAGCTGGTCACTGCGTAAGCATTACGCGGACCGGGTTACCTCGCGTCATCCCTATACAGCACCGACGACGGATTGGTCAAGGTCATGGTATTGTTGTCCGCTTTTGGCTTTCACTCTTTAGTATATATCGAGTGCTTAGCTTCAAGGGGGTCGCAACCATTTCCACGATCATTACGCCTGGGCCTACACTTAGTGCTGAGTTTCTCGCTGATTGGGATTGCTTTCTTGAGCAATTCTGGTCTTTGATCGATTCAGTTACTGGGTATAGAGCCCTGACTTCATTTTCGCGTGGGTTACCTAAAGTCCTTTCCGTAAGGGCTCCCATGTGGAAGGCGAAGTGGTTGTTACTGTTGAGGGGTGGCCCGAACAGCACATACTCCACCGTGACTAGAGGTCCTTCGTGTTCCGTGGGTAACTTGTTCGTCGATGCATTGGCCTGGGTCACCCGGCCCGAGCTCTTTGCATTGCTGCGCGAGTGGACACGACTGACTGACAATGATCGGTGGCTTCTGTGGTCTGTTCCTATGAGGGCCGTTCTTGACTCGGATTTCATTCTATGGAATCGTCGTTGGATATCAGAGTTGACCGACTCCTTAACTGGAGCGAATCATCCTCTCATTAAACCGCGGCGAGACCAGAAGATTGGCTTCCTTGGAAGATTGGCCTTCTTGGAGGAACCTGGGAAGTGGCGTGTAGTAGCCCTGTTGGATTACTTTACGCAGATCCTGTTCCACCCGGTGCATACAGAGATCTTTAATAAGATCTTGAAGCGTATTCCCCAAGATGGTACTTTTGATCAACATGCCCCTATAGGTAAACTACAGGGATACATGAAGACTAAGGGTATCACCCGGGTTTACAGCTTTGATCTGTCTGCAGCGACGGACAGGCTGCCTATTGTGATCCAAGAACTTGTGCTGTCCTACCTCATTGGAAAGCCTCTCGCGCGATTGTGGGTTCGGTTATTAACCGAACGCCTCTACTCATGTCCTCGTAAAGTGGATGGTGTGAAAACCCATGCACCTAAAGAGGGCGTGAAGTACGCCGTGGGCCAACCGATGGGAGCGTACAGCTCATGGGCTATGCTCGCATTGACCCATCATGCCATCGTACAATATGCTGCATGGAAATGCGGCATGCGTACATGGTTTCAGCACTATGCTTTGCTAGGCGACGATGTTGTCATCTGTCACCGTAACATTGCAGAGGCTTACTTAGGCATAATGAAGGAGTTGGGTGTGGAGATTTCGTTCGCGAAGTCTCTCTCATCGGACAACGGGTCCTTCGAGTTTGCCAAACGCTTTATCTTTCGAGGGAAGGACGTGAGTCCAACCACTCTTAAGCATATCGCTGTTGGTTTCTCGGGGATCAAGTTTATCCCTGAGTTAGTATCTTCAGCGATGAAGGTTATTGACTCAGTGACTCTCCCACGTGTGCTTAAGTTTGCTGGGTTGGGTTTCAAAGCCCAATCCGCTGCTTGGGTAGCCCCAGTAACGTTGTCAAAACGTTTCCTGGGAATAACCTTGCTGCTCTGTAGCCCACATGGGCCCTTTTCGGTAGGATCTCTCTTAGACTGGATCCAGATGTTCACGGTTAAAACCGCTCGCATCATAGATCCGGCAGCAGTTCCACAAGTGTTTCACAAGATATTCCATACGGCCTTATCAGCCTTAAGGAAAGACTTGGAGACAACTATGGGAGTGCTAGATGATGACCTTACCAATGATTCGGACTTAGGACTGTTGAAAGACAGTACTGAGCACGCGTCATGGTTTCGGTCTGAGATCTTAGGATTGCTCCATCCGATCAGGGTTCACTATGAGGCCGCTAACAGATTAGTGAAGAAACTGTGGACGCTAGGAGGACCAGATGTTGATCTCTCTACAGTGCTTAGCACTGTGGAAGAGTTCTTTAATGAGGCCAGTCTCATACCTGTAACCTTGTTTGATACCGAAGAGCTTCGCTCCAAGGGTCAGGCAGGGATATGGATACGAATCTGGTTACTCATCCATGTGGAACTCCAAAGCTTCTTAACAAAACAACAGGCCCTAGTCCGTGCGAATGGAAAACGCACTGGTTAGGAGCGCTGAGTGATGAATCTGTCACTGGATATTAGGGCCTCTGGTTACTTCGGTAATCATTGGTTCTTTTATTTATACATAACTATTAGAGAGCACTTTCAGCTTAGAAGACCGGATCCCTCTTGACAGAGGCAAAACAGTCTGTCTCACTACATACGGTGCCACTAGACCTAGTGGTTAAACTTGGTCCATGCACGGGTAATATAGCTTTAGCCGTAAGGTTCTCAATAGCGTTCCTCGTGTAGGTGAAATCACCCAACACTAACTTACGAGGTTACAGTAAGTGCTGGGGGGGGTGGCTCCAAACATCCTACTCCAAAACCCAGCTATGGTAATAGCCGCGTGGGGTCACGTTAAGACCCTGGCGTTGGTATGGTTACTCTGTAGGCGTTGTATGCTTACGGACCGG